GCGGGCCTACGGGCTGGCCATGGCGGCGCTTCAATCCCACAAGCGGCTGGTCGCTGGCGCTGAGGGCATGGCGCCAGGCGCAGTGTGCGTGTTCGTTGAGGAGCGCACCGGGGAGAAGATGAGCCCCCAGAACTGGGCGCGTGATTGGAGCGATGTCTGGGAGGCGCTGTGCAAGCACATCGACAAGCTGGACAAGCAGGCACTGAAGCCGGTCGCGGCAGTTGTGGAGAGGCTGCGAGAGCAGGACGAAATGGCCGCTTGACGATTTGAGGAGCATTCTGGCACTATTTCGCCATCGTCATAATTTCGCCTAAGGCGAAAAACAACTCAAAACCCGGCCCGCGCGCCGGGTTTTCTCGTTTCTGGAGCACTCAATGGACCCGACCGACCTCGGCCCAGGCACAGTCACCTGGCTGGGCGGCACGGGCACTGTACTGCTGGGCGCCTTTCTCTGGCTGCGCAAGTTCCTCTCTAAGGACGCAGCTGACCGCGCCATGGACAACGCCGACATCGGTACCGTCCGCCGACTGAACGAACTGCTCGATTCTGAGCGCGAGGCCCGCAAACAGGCTGAAGCGCGTGCCGACCAGTTCGCCAAGGAGCGGAACGATCTGGCCGCACTGGTTGGGCGCATGGAAGGCAAGATCGAAGCCCTGACCAGCCAGGTGGGGCAGCTCACTGAACGCGTGACACTTCAAAGCGAGGAAATCGCCAGCCTTCGCACCAAGCTCGGAGGTATGTCGTGATGGACAGATGCGTATTGGAATTCATGGCCCGGCGCTGGTGGCGCCGCGTCGAGGTATGGGCAATCGCGATCCTGCTGGTGGTAGGTGGTGGCTTCGGCGGTTACCAGCTGGCGCAGTGGGCGCTGGCCAAGACCTACCTGGAGCAGGTCGCCGAGGTGCGGCAGGCCTACGACGCCGCGACCGAGCAGCGCGATCTGCGCCTGGATGAGCTGGCGCGCCAGACCGGTACCGCCGCCGCTAAGGCCACGAAGGCCGCCACCACTGCCTCCCAGGCAGCCAACAAGGCAGATGAAGCACTCAACCGCGTACAGAGCGAGGAACGGCCGTGAGCACCACATCGTTGCAGAAGCACCTGGGCGGCCTGCTGACTGACCTCCTGGCCGAGCAGCAGAAACAGACCGCGCTGCTCGAGCAGATCGCGACCGGCCAGCTGGCGCTGATCGAGGCGCTAGCCGACGACGAGGGCGAAGACCCTGACGCACCGCCACGCACCTACCTGGACGGCACACCATGCCGCTGAGGCCGCAGCGGCCATGCCGCGCCCAAGGCTGCCGAGCGCTGCACCGCAACGCCAACGGCTACTGTGACGCGCATGCTGACCAGGTGAAGAGCTACGCCAGGGAGAAGCCCCGCGAAAGCTCTACATCCCGGGGCTACGACTACAAGTGGCAGCGGGCCCGCGCTGGGTGGCTGGCCAAGCATCCCCTGTGCGTGCAGTGTCAGGCGCGCAGTCTGGTGGTAGAGGCGACCGACGTCGACCACATCGTCCCGCACAAGGGTGACATGACCTTGTTCTGGGACCGGTCGAATTGGCAGAGCCTATGTGCCTCCTGCCACTCGGCCAAGACAGCCCGCGAGGACGGTGGATTCGGCAATCGTCAAGGGGTTTGACCGAGAAATGCACGAAAATGGTGCGAAATCGGTCGATTTTGGTCGAAAATGACCGAAATGAGAGGAATTCTCATTTTTGGGGGTGGGGAGGGGTCAAAGTTCACGGATTTTCGTTTCTAGACCGCGCCCTCAGTCGTTTTTTTACACCCGCGAAATATAAAGTTTAGTGGAGGCGCCGATGCCAGGGGTTGCCGGGCGCTCTGGCCGTCGCCCAAAACCCACGGCCAAGAAGGTGCTGGCGGGGAATCCCGGCAAGCGCAAGCTCAACACCGACGAGCCTGACTTCTCTCTGGTGACCAACGTCGACCCGCCCGAGTGGCTGGGCGAGCACGCCACTAGGGTGTGGCAGATGATCGTGCCCGAGCTGCTCAGCGCGAAGGTGCTGGCGCTCACTGACCTGCACAACGTCGAAGCCTTCTGCACGGCATACGACAACTGGCGCATGGCTCAAGAGTCCGTTCGCAGCCACGGGATCGTTGTTTCCGGGGCCACCGGTGGACCTGTGAAGAATCCGGCACTGACCGCAGCCAACGAGGCCATGCGGCAGATGGTTACCTTCGGCTCGATGCTGGGCCTGGACCCTGCCAGCCGGAGCCGGATCATCGGCGGCAACAAGCAGAAAACGACCAACCCTTTCGCCGGCCTCTTGAGTGACCCATGACCAGGACCAAGTACACCAACGTCGACAAGGCGATGGTGTGGTCGAAGTCCGTCCTTAAGGGCAAGTTCCCGGCATGCCGCTACATCCATCAGGCGATCGAGCGGCACTTCGAAGACGTCGCGGCCAGCAAGTCCAAGAGCTATCCCTACAAGTTCGACCCGGCCAAGGCCGAGAAGAAACTGCGGCTGATGCAGCTGCTGCCGCACACGAAAGGCGAGTGGGCCTTCAAGCGGCAGCTGATTACCCTGGAGCCGTGGCAGCTGTTCGGCCTGGCCTGCACCTTCGGGTGGGTGAGGAAGAAGGGCGGGTACCGGCGCTTCCGCGAGAGCTACTGGGAGGTGCCACGCAAGAACGGCAAGTCGGTGATCGCCGCCGGCGTCGGCATCAGCATGTTCGTCGCCGACAACGAGTTCGGCGCCGAGGTCTACTCCGGCGCGACCACAGAGAAACAGGCGTGGGAGGTGTTTCGCCCGGCCAGGCTGATGGTCAGTCGCTCGGCCATGCTGATCGAGGCGGCAGGTATCGAGGTGAACGCCTCGAACCTGAACATCCCGTCCAACGGCAGCCGCTTCGAGCCGCTGATCGGCAACCCTGGTGACGGTGCATCGCCGTCCTGCGCGATCATCGACGAATTCCACGAACACGACAGCGCGGCCCAGTACGACACCATGCTCACCGGCATGGGCGCCCGCCGCCAGCCGCTGATGTTCATCATCACCACGGCCGGCGCGAACATTGAGGGCCCGTGCTACGACAAGCGCCGCCAGGTCATCGAGATGCTGAACGGCACCGTCCCTGATGACGAGCTGTTCGGCTACATCTGGACCCTGGACGAGGGCGACGACTGGACCGACCCGAAGAACCTGGCCAAGGCCAACCCCTGCATGGGGGTGTCGGTGTTTCAGGAGTACCTGGAGAGCCAACTGGCCAGGGCCATCAGGTCGGCCCGCTTCACCAACACCTTCAAGACCAAGCACCTGAACCTGTGGGTCAGCGCGAAGGCCGGCTTCTTCAACATGGAGAGCTGGAAGGCGTGCGAGGACACAAGCCTCACGCTCGAGCAGTTCGAGGGGCAGGAGTGGGTGGCCGGGTTCGACCTGGCGCGCAAGCTCGACATGAACTCACGCGCCCGGCTGTTCTGGCGGGAGATCGACGGGAAGATCCATTACTACAGCGTGGCGCCGGCCTTCTGGGTTCCAGAGGACACCGCCAACGACGTCGACAACAAGCGCATGACCGAGCGCTTCCAGGCCTGGATTAACACCGGCCACCTGCATACAACGCCCGGCGCCGAAGTGGACTATCGCGAGATCCTCGAGGATACGAAGGAGGCTAACCATCTGGCGCCGATCACGGAGAGTCCGATCGACCCCCACGGCGCCACGGGCCTCAGCCACGACCTTGACGACGAAGGCTTCAACCCGATCACCATTACCCAGAACTACACCAATATGTCGGACGCCATGAAGGAGTTGGAAGCGGCCATCGAGGCCGGGCGCTTCCATCACGACGGCAACCCCATCATGACCTGGTGCATCAGCAACGTGATCGGCAAGTTCCTGCCCGGCAACGACGACGTGGTGCGCCCGATCAAACAGGGCGACGACAACAAGATCGACGGCGCCGTGGCGCTGATCATGGCCATCGGGTCTGTGCTGCGTCTCGCCCAGGCGCCCAGCAACGACGGCTTCTTCGAAAACCCCATCATGGTAGGAATCTAATGGCCCGCGAGAAAAAACCAGGTCGGGTCAAGTCCGCGCTACTGGACTGGCTCGGCGTGCCGGTCGGTCTCGCCGACGGCTCATTCTGGCAGGAGTGGTTCGGTACCTCTGCCAGCGGCAAGCATGTCAGTGTCGACAAGGCGCTGCAGCTCTCCACCGTATGGGCCTGCGTCAGGCTGCTGTCTGAGTCGGTTTCCACACTGCCACTGCGGTTCTACCGGCGGATGCCGGATGGATCGCGCGAGCAAGCCAAGGACCACCCGCTGTACCGGTTGCTCTGCCGGGTGCCCAATGCGGAGATGACCCCGCAACGCTTCATGCTGTTGGTCGTCGCCAGCCTGTGCCTGCGCGGGAACGCCTTCGTCGAGAAGAAGATGATCGGCCAACGGGTGGTTGCGCTTGTGCCCCTGTTGCCCCAGCACATGACGGTGAAGCGCCAGGACAATGGCCGCTTGCAGTACAAGTACAGCGAGAAGGGCCAGGTCCGAGAGATCCCTGAAAAGAACCTGATGCACATCCGTGCGTTCGGCTTGGACGGGGTCAGTGGCATGCTCCCCGTCACCACCGGCCGAGAGATTTTCGGCTCGGCCATGGCAGCCGAAGAAGCCGCTGCAAAGGTCTTTGCCCAAGGCATGCAGGCGTCCGGCATCCTGAGCAGCGATACCGACCTCAAGCCCGCACAGCGCGAGCAACTGCGTGCAAGCCTCACCGCGTTCATGGGTTCAACCAACGCCGGCAAGATCATGGTGGCCGAGGCCGGCCTGAAGTATCAGGGGATCACGATGAACCCTGAAGCTGCACAGATGCTCGAGTCCCGATCGTTCAACGTCGAGGAAATTTGCCGCTGGTTCCGTGTTCCGCCCTTCATGGTGGGGCACATGGACAAGCAGTCGAGCTGGGCATCGTCCGTTGAAGCGCAGAACCTGCACTTCCTGACCAACAGCCTTCGCCCGTTGCTGGTCAACATCGAGCAGGAAATTACCCGCTGCCTGATCGGCGACCTCGATGCCGACGAGTACTTCGCCGAGTTCGCTGTTGAAGGCCTGCTGCGCGCTGACAGCGCAGGGCGGGGCGCCTGGTACAACACGGCGCTGCAGAACGGCTGGATGTGCCGCAACGAGGTCCGCCGGCTGGAGAACCTGCCTCCGATTCCAGGTGGCGACACCTACACGGTGCAGTCGGCTCTTGTGCCACTGGACCAGCTTGGTAAGCCTGCAGCTGGTGCCTCACCGGCAGCATCGGCCTTCATGCTGCGACTCGTCTCCGCCCGCAACAGCGGCGACACGGCGGCCATCAATCAGGCCGTTGAGCTGGCGTCTCAAGCGCTGGCGTCTGGTAACCCCGATGGGCCGCTCATGGCTCACGCGCTGATATCGATGCCGCTGCTCAAAGCGGCCTGACCTGGAGCAACCCCATGACTCTCAAGACACTTCCGGCGGCGCCGGCGGTGCGGCCGCACGCGCGTGTCGAATCCGATCTGTTGCCGAAGGCCATGGAACGCTGGAATCCAGCGATCAAGGCAGCGGCTGGCGATGACTCATCGACCATCACCATGTACGACCCGATCGGCATGGACTGGTGGAGCGGTGAGGGCGTCACGGCCAAGCGCGTGAGCGCCGCGCTGCGCAGCATCGGCGACAAGGATGTGACCGTGAAAATCAATAGCCCAGGCGGCGACGTTTTCGAAGGCCTGGCAATTTACAACCTGCTCCGCGAGCACAAGGGCAAGGTGACCATCCAGGTGCTGGGCTTGGCCGCCTCGGCCGCTTCGTTCATCGCCATGGCTGGCGACGAGATCCAGATCGCCCGGGCCGGCTTCATGATGATCCACAACGCCTGGACCATCGCTGCAGGTGACCGCAACGACTTCACCGAGGTCGCCGACTTCCTCGACCAGATCGACGCCACCTTGGCCGACATTTACTCGGTCCGCACGTGCGCCGCCGCAGCGCAGATGCGCGCCCTGATGGACGTGGAGACATGGATGGGCGGCAGCACGGCTGTCGATTCTGGCTCCGCCGACAGCCTGCTGCCCTCCGATGCAGCGCAGAAAGACCCGCAGGCATCTGCACCGCAACAGGTCGCGGCCCGCCGCTGCGATACGATTCTAGCCAAGCAGGGCATGCCGCGC